TCCATTCGTTTTTTCTCATTTACTTCTCCATGTTTGTTAATATGTGTTCAATAACTTTTACAGTAAATCCATTACCAAGCATTTTGTATCTTTGCGTGTTTGATACGGCAGCCGTATAGTTATCTGGAACTGTTTGCAATCTCTCACACTCTAATGGTGTAAGCTTACGCCAAGTTAGTTCTTCTTCTTTAACAGCTAAACTATCTTTTGTTGATGATGTTAAAGAGTTACTTTTATCATCTTTTCTCAACTCTAACATTTGTTGAGGTTTAGTTTTTTTCCACTCAACATTTTTACCTTCTTTGTTTTTAGATCTAGCTCTTAAAGCACCACCTTTGACAGCAACTTTAGGTTCTCTATGGCCACCACCCATTGTTGTAAGTGTAGGTGACTTACCATCCTCTGAGTACACTCGTTTAATAATATCGTAACCGTTTATGTCCGTAGCAGTGCCAACTTGTTTAGGTGTATCGTAAGTAGGAATCATTGTTCTTTGTTTTCGTTCAATGCTGTTCCAAGAAGCAGCACCCTGATAAGATGCTGTTAAGACAAAAGCCTTACCTTCTTTGGTTGTCATCTTCTTTAAGTCTTCATCCCTTCTCTTTACATAAGCTGATATTTGTCCTTTATACATAGTCGCATTAAGGCAATTAGATTTTTGATTTACCTCTTTTACGCTATGACCTCTATCGACACCATTTAATTTGTTTTTAAGATACTGAGGTTTTTCTCCCCACTCCTCTAAAGGCTCTAACACATCTCTTAATACTAAACCAACATCTTTTGGCTGTTCAATGTTTGGTATATTTGTCCAATACAACCTATTTCTATTCTGAGCTGAAACAAGTGCAGAGTTAATCTTTATTGGTTCAATACCAAATAAACTTCCGTTACTACATTCTGGATATATATCTGACACTTGTTGCGAGATAACATCCATGTGTTCTTTCTTCATACGAACATTCTCAAGCAAGAAGTATTTAGGTTTAACTTCTTTTAACAATCGAACAAACTCAAAGAACAATGCTGAACGTGGATCATCAAAAGCAAGTTGCTTGCCCGCAAAAGAAAATCCCTGACACGGGCTGCCCGCAACAATTAAATCTATATCACAAATAAAATCTGAACCTGTAATATTTTTAATGTCACCAAGGTGTACTGTGTTTGGAAAATTTTCTCTTGCGACTTTAATAGCGTACTTGTCTATCTCACTTGCATAGTACTTATCTACTTTGATCCCTAAGTTCTTTAATGCAATCTGCGTGCATGACATTCCGTCAAATAAACTAAGTACATTCATTTTAGAAAATCCAACATTTGTAGTTACTGTGTGTTGGTGAATCTACATCATCACCGCAATGCCTACAAACACCAGTTTCTTCTTCTATCTTAACTTTCTCAGCTTCTTCAGAAGCCTCAGCTAAATAATCATCTTGTGTCATCCAATATTCTTCTTTATCTATTTGCATATTAATCTCCGTTTGTTTTTAGATATATTGTTTATGGGATAAAATGGATTAGAAGTCAACAGTTGATTAGAAGTTTTTATACTCCACACATTCCTTCACATTCACCTAAGAAAGACAACTGACCTTTATCTTCTGCATTGTCAAAATCAATTTCATCTAGCGGCAAGCATGACCTATGTAAATATTGATCGTGTTTATATTTAGTTTTTCGTTTTCTTAAAGATTTATCAAAATCAACAGCGTCATTCCAACTGTCTTTATCATTGTATTTCATATCTCGCCAAGCACTATCATTATGAAAAGGACAGAAAGTACAAGAAGATTTAGTTAAAGTACGTTCTGGATATCGCTCATCAAACCATTTGATTAATTCATGTCTTTTTAATTCTAATTCTAATAAAGGAAATCTGTTTAACTGCCATTTATCTCTATTTATTTTTGCTCTTTGCATTTCATCAAGTGAAATACCAATCCAAGTTTCAACAAAAACATCTTTAGGAACTCTTTTACCTTTGCCAACACCTAATAAACTTCTTATTTTTGTTCTTATAGGTTGTATTTTATAATCATTAGTACATTGTCGCATACCCATACCACTATCTTTTAAAAAAAATGGTATTGTTGAAAATCTTTTATTACCTTTTAATGTTGTTGATCCATGCAACGTATCATCTCGTAAATTACCTTTTGATACAATATAAACAGGGTAATCTAATTGTTCTGTAAGCCATTCTAAATGTTCATATACATTTTTAGGCTCTGCACCAGTATCACTAAAAATAGCACAATCAGGCTTATCTTTAATTTCACCTGTCATAGTCATTAAAGCCATAACAGTTGATTGAACACCTGCACCTAAACTAAGCATTCTTAATGTTGGATTTTCTTTTAATTCAGTTATTAACATTTTTTTCCTAATAATTATCTATTCTGGGGCAACCCATTTCTTCTACTTGAATTGTTCTCATCATTCCATCGTCATCATAACCTGTGCCAATATGCATTGCAACACAAGGCGTTGGATCTACACTTGTGCAGCCTACTAATAACGATATTAAAAATGCAAAGACAAACAATACGCCTAAATTAAATAATATTCTTATCATTAACACGATTTCTCTCCCTCATTGATTCTGCTATTTGTTGGTTAATAAAAACAAGAAAGTCATCTGTCAATTTTTTCTTGTACGGCACTCCATCAATTGTGATGAGCATGTAATCCATATTAACAGATACAAATATTCTTGGTTCTTCCATTTTAATCTCCTTGCAAAGCAAAGCAGTGCTGTGCTGTGCTACGCAATGCGTGGCCATGCCGTACATTGCAGGGCACCGCCTAACCCAGCCATGATTAAGTACTAACTACTTAATTACTAATGTGTCCCAATCAAACTCCTGGGCTTTTTTACGAGCCAGGGACTTTGTTTTTGCAACACCAACACAAACCCATCTGCCGCTATACCAACCCCAAGATTCAAAATCTCTAAGTCTTAATTTAGCCCAGACAGCAAACTTATTATCTAATTTGCGTTGTACTATTTCTATTATTTTTGGCTCTGTGAACCCTTTTTTCTTTTTACTTGCCATTTTGTTACCACATATTTGCCGTACGGACCCTTCTTGTCCGGACGGTAATCTCCCAATCCAACTCTTTTTCCTGCGTCGTCAACAATTTGTCTAAGTAATGGTAATGATATTATTTCTGTGTCTAACTCTAAATTAAAATCTAATTCCCAATCAAAAAAGATAGGCCTAAATGCAAGTATGCGACCTCCTGTTGCGGGAACTCGAACAGGACGACTATCAACAGTCCATCCTTTTTTACTTTTTATTGGGATCATAGTATCAATAATATTTACGCAAGCTGGTATCATAGATTTCTGTTGCGTGGTAACGGATCTATTTTTTATTTTATGAAAACGTCCGCCTTCCATTATTGAAGATGTTAAATTGGGTTGAGGTATGCATGGTTTCTTTTTATGCATGTATAATTTCTTTTCACACTGTTCGTGTTCGGTTAATGGTTCTCCTTGATTGTTTGAACTAACTCCAGACGTTGCTGCTCGTGCTGCCTCATCTGTAAATCGATTGCACATAAGAGGTGAAACCCCTTGAATCGTTATATTTATGGAAACCATTAGTGTATTGTTGTGTTTTTATGTGTAATAAAATCGTACTCTCGCACGACGACGGAAAGCAACTTCATCAGAGTGCCGACTTTTTCTTCGTCAAAGACACCTCTTTTTAATTCTTGTTGCACATGGCTTGTTAAGTTTCCTAAAGACTCAGCGAAAGCTTCGATCGCTTCTTCCTCTGTTCCTTCATAAGAAAGTATTTGCCATTCTTGTTTAGATTCATCATTCATAATTTTCATTATATCATTTTCCCTCTCTTTGAATAGTTGTTTTTACTTCATATGTTGGATGTACTAATAATATTTCGTGACTTATTATTTCTTTTCCAAATTTAGGATGCCATTCAACCTCTTCTTTTACAAAACTATCGGACGTACCATCGTCAAAGAACGGGCCATATAACTTCTTATATATTTCTCCGTCGTCCTTTTTAAGTGTAACGAGTACAGCAAATACTCTATCATTGGGATCTGGTTTTAAATCTAATACTCTAACCATTATTTTACCCTCCATATTCGCCATTTACTATCACCAACTTGTCTACTCACATACTTGTGATCAGAATTACCTCTTTTAACACGATGATGTGCATTAGATAAAAAGGCCATAAGTACTTTCTTTTCTTCTACTAAAATAGAATCGTTAACTTCAAATTTTTTCCATAATAAGTGAAAACCATACTTGCTGCCTTTAGAATGTTTTGTATCTTTTTTTCTAGGAATGGGTATGTTTTTTTCTATTTGTAATTTAAGCATTATGCCTCTCCTTGTTTTAGTTCTGGTCTTTTGTACCAAGTTCTTGTGTCTTCATCGAAATATACATTTTGTGACCTAACGGGCCTATGTGATACTTTCTTACCTTTACTCTTTCTTGTTTTACCGGGCATTGTTCTTTTTCCCATTTTACTCTCCATTAGGTTGTAATTCTTTTTCCATGTCTTCGATATCATATTGATCTTCGCCATTAACTTCTTCCTTATTTAAAAATTCATATGTTTTAGAACCATTAATTAAAATGTAATGACCATGCTGCGGATCCATATCAATTAAATCTTTCCACAATAAATCCTCAGCTTGTTCTAATGAGTCAGCTTCAACATATTTTTCTATACTTGTTTTTACTGTTAATCTGATATTATAATCAGGCATTCCTTTTCTCCTCTCTTTACCAAATCAATGTATAACATGGTATAATATAACATGTAAAGTATTTTATTTTATTATGAAAGTGCTTGACCACTAGCCCACTTGCTCAGGGGGGTGGGTGAGCTATGGGCTAGCACCTCTCTTTGTAACCTATTGTTTTATATAGATAATAAAAAGTGCTTGACCAGCTAGCTCATTTGACTTGATTTAGGTGGGCTAGTACTTTAAGTTATTGAATTATAAGGAAATGTTCAGCTTGTCCAGCTTGCCTATATAATATATATAGGTAGGGGTGGGCTAACGCCCCACCACCTACTAAACCTTACCGGAGGAGACTGGAACAGATGGAAGAAAAAATAGAAATAATCGAGATAGAAGATGTGGAAGAAAATACATCGGGTCTATCTGTAAGTTTAACACAACAGCAACAGAAGTTTGTTGAGAATGTAGTTTATCATGACATGTCACAAACTGAGGCTGCTAGAAAAGCGGGTTACAGCAACCCCGGTGTTCAGGCCCATAGAAATATGAAAAACAAAAGTATTGTAATCGGGATAGAGGAGCTGAGGTACGAAGCTCAACATCGTAATCATGTTACTTTAGATAGATCACTTCGGGATCTTAAATCAATTCGGGATGCGGCTGTGTTAGATGGAAGTTGGGGCCCGGCAATTAAAGCTGAAGAGTTACGCATGAAAGCTGTCGGCTTGTTAGTAGAAAAGAAAGCGGTGTTACATGGTCGGGTAGATGCCTTGTCCAAAGAAGAGGTCTTAGAAGAACTCCAAAAGCTTCAGAACAAGGCAAAGAATCAATCGGGTATTGAGATTGATGGGTCGGGTAAATTAATTACCAATTGACATAAGGATAACTAAAAAAGTTACCCCTATAATGAGTTGAAAGATTTCCCAATTCGTCATTTTTTCCTCCATTTTTTTTGTCTTTTATTAAACTCTTTTGATTGTTCGGGTGTTAGTCCAGAAAAGTAATTTAATAAATTTCCTTCATAATCATCAAATAATTTTTCTAATTTTTTATCCATTATTTTTCTCCATTAGGTTTCGTTTTTTACAATTCCTACAAATTCTGGAATCTCATAATCGTAATTAGGTTCAGCTTGTTCATACTCAACCTCATTTAATTTATTGTATGCACTTAGCAAGTCCTTATCTATTTCATTATTTTCTTTAATATCAATTTGAATGTAAGGCTCAATTATATTGATAAGTTCAAAAACTTCTTCGATTGTTAATTTTAATTTATCTATTTTCATTATTCTTCTCCTCATTTTTTCTTTTGTTAAGTAATTTTGTATATCTTGT